AAACGATTTAGCGGGGATATGAACACAGCTTTGGGCAATTGTCTCATAATGTGTGCACTAATATATGCTTATGCGAAAAGCAAGGGCATACCCGTTAAGTTGGTGAATAATGGTGATGATTGCGTCGTCTTCATGGAACGTATCCATGAGGTCAATTTTGGAGCTGGCCTGTCTCAATGGTTCCTCACTCGAGGATTCAGGATGACAGTTGAAGCTCCAGTATATGACTTAGCTCGAATAGAATTTTGCCAAATGAGACCAATACGCACTAAGACTGGGATCACAATGGTACGCAACATCAAAACTGCACTGGAAAAAGATACCATGACTACTATTAATGTCACATCGCAAATCGCGCTTCAAAAATGGATGCACGCTGTTGGTGAATGTGGATTGGCCCTCTGTTCTGGGGTGCCGATCCTACAAGCATTTTACCAGTTCTATATGCGCCACGGAGTTGCGTCCAATATGGCGGAAGATCCAACGTTCTGCACTGGTATGCGCATGATGCGAGGAGACCTAGTTAGCAAGGCAAGTGAAGTTACTGCTGAATCGAGGCTAGATGTGTATGTTGCATGGGGAATTACACCTGATGAACAGGTGGCTCTTGAGAAGCAGTTTGATGCTGCTGTTATGGACTATTCCCCACGTGACACTTGTTACACACCACCAAGTTTCGATGGCATTAGCCTTTCATGGTAATTATTGTGGCCCTGGATGGAGTGCTGGGAAATATCAGACCTCGGTAGTGTCGGACGTTGCAGCTGTGGATGAATTTGACTTCACTTGTAAACAGCATGATGCAGCATACGCGCTAGGGACTGATTTGCTATCAGCAGACCTCAACTTCGCTCGCCAGAACATCACCACTGGTCTCTTCGGATCGCCGAAAAGACTAGTTGCTGGTGTTGCTGTTGGAGTGCAAGGTTTGGCTCGAGCTGTTGGCATCTTACCATCCAGTGATACAGTACCACTAAATCCAGTATCAACACCACCACCAACAATGCCAAGACATCGGGCCGGGGCACTGGCCACCCGAATGTCCAATTTACCAGTTATCGTAGAGAAACCGGCCAAGCAAAAACATGCAAAAATAAAGACGATGGAAAGCAAATTGAACAAGCTCCCGTCAGTTCGCATATCAACAGCGCCAGTGTCCATTGGGACGACCATCCAATCGTCCAAACCAACTACACGATTGACTGCTCAGGGTGTGGTTGTTACACATCGTGAATTCCTTTGCTCCGTATATGAATCTAATAATACCAATTGGCAATTAAGTGCCTGTGCTCCATTGAATCCAGCATATTATGCTGGAGGGGTCATGGGTAATTTTTGCCGTAGTTTTGGCAGATTCAGGTGGCGTCGAGTAGTTATTCACTTTGTCACTAGACAACCTACAACGGTTACGGGTGAGATCGCTTTAGTCTATACCACCCAAGCCTTACTTCCAGCTGAGAATGGCGCAAGTGCCAATTTTCTAGCTCGAGTAATGACCCGAGGCAATGCAATCCTGGGCCCTCTATGGACTTCCCATTCCATAGAGGTGCCATGTGACTCTGTCTATCGCAACGTCAGTGCAATTGATCAACCCAATTACACTGACAATGTGATGGGCGAAGTCCAAGCGTACACACTCAGTAGTGTCAGTGACACGGCCGGTTATTTATTGATCGACTATGAATTAGAATTTTGTGAGACACTGTACGCTCCGCAATCGACACTGATCCCGATACCATCTGGACCAGGACAAAGCTTTACCCTCACTGATAACGTTGCAACACCAACTGTGACTAATGCAGCCGCGTTTAATGCTCCCGCCATCTTGTCAAATCTTGATCCTGGCGCTGTGTGGGCCGTCATCATTAATGCTGACGAGTCAACACCGGCAACTGGTACCACTCTTGCAAATGCATGGAATGTCTCTATTGACTATGGAACATCGACGTCTACGGTTGCTAATTCACAGCGATCACTGCCAATTGTGGATGGTTTTCGAATCTTTATTCTCATGGTCGGTGGTGGCGTGTTTTATGCGTACACCAGTCTCGAGGCGGCTATTACTGGAGATGGATCCGGGCAGGTTTACTATGCAACTACTGGATCAACTGCTGCTGTCTGGCTATGTAACGGATTTCTTGTCCGTGCTGGCCCGCAACGCTTACCGTCTACATCATAGGCTGAAGCAGCTGTACAGCCATACATATTGTTTATACATGTTTGGAAAAATATACATTTTGTTTGATAATCACGTGGGATGGTCCTGTGCTAGCAGGACGGCAAGTAGCCATTAAATTGGTGTGGGGTGGTGCCCCTTGCGTGATCATATCCTAGCAAACACCTATAAAAATGCTCATAGAGCGCTATATACATATATATATATACATTGTTAATACATACCTACATAATACATATGTTTGATATGGTTAGGGATAGAGCCACTCAGTGGCGCTGCCGCATTGAATTGTGGTAGAACAGTTGGAGACATAACGTGGACGTTATGG